ATTGTATTATTCAGTCCAGAAAGCGCCTTTTCATACTTGCCTACCGATCTTTGATTCTGCCCGACTGTATTATCAACATCCTTTAGTTTTTTGTCGAGTTTGGTTATATTTTTCAATAACTCTCTACCCTCTTTGGTATTTTCCTTATTCTGTACGGCTAAATCTTTGTACTTTTTACGTAAATCGTTTAGCTTTTTAGATTCCTTTTCATATGCGCTAATCAAATTTAACGCCTCTTTTGCACGTTGTTTATTTATTTTATTTTGCTCCTGTATTTGGACTTTTATTATCTCGTTGTCATCTATTGCGGTAGAATTGGCCTCTTTTAATTTTTTGAGTAATTTTAATTTGTCGGCCTCAGTTTTTGAAAGCTTTTTATTTGCCTCGGTTTGTTTTTTTACGTCGTCAAGTATTCTCTCCTGAACCTTAACTAGTTTCTTCTCGGTGTCGACGAGTTCCTTTTGTGCTTTATTGAGCTTTTCAGATTCTTTAGTAAAATCTTTAAACTCTTCGGCTGTCTTAATGCTGCTAATGTCCTGTAAGACCTTTAAAATGTCTTTTAGTGAGTCCTCAGTCTCGGCGCCTTTCTTGATTAGGTCGTCCAATTCCTTAATTAAGCCTTTTGTTATTTTAGGCTCGAAGAGGTCATCGTGTCTTATTATTTTCTTAGCCACTTGTAAAGGATTGGATTAATACAAATTTAATCAATTTTATTTATCTAGTTAGAACGCGCGGCGAGGGCATCAGATTCTTTTATTAGCATTTTCATATAACTATCATACTCACGAACGCTTACTTTGTTCTCATCGATGTAATTACCACCCATGTATTTAGTCAAGATGGCCTTATTTTCGTAATACTTTTTATCTGAATTAATATCATTAGGCGTAAGGCTTTTTATCTCGTTGTCAATTTTTAGATAAAGTGTTTTAATATAATTATCGTCTTTGATCGTTAATTTAGTTCTCAATATTTCGCGTTTAACTAGCTTCATTAAATAGCTTTCTAGCTCTTTATTCATTGAAATTTCGTTAAAATACTCGTCTTTTATTTCTTGCCTCCTTTGCTCTAATGCCTTTCGGTATCGCCTTGTTACTTTTCTCGGCTCCTTGAATATCAATTTAAGATCGTTAGTCTTTTCCAGTTGTCTCCATACGGCTTGTGGCATATCATCAATCCCCTTGTAAAGCATATTATTTTTGTATTTCTTCAAGTAATAAAGGCAAAAATTCAACCAGAATAAACACGGATAAGGCATTCATGCTTTCATCTGTGAGTCCTAGTATGTCTCCCCACTCATCAACTAAATCAGTATCATCTTTTTGAGCGTCGGAAATCATTGTAAAATAATCATCTTTTAGCGATCCAATGTCAACGGCATGACTTTTATAATAGTCTCCTGTGTCATGAAGGTCTACGCGGTCACGGCCTCTTTTAGGTCGCCCCTCTTCTTGTGATATTCGCAGCGTGTTGTCAGAATACCCCGAACGATTAGCAGCCAATTTAACACCCTGAGAATCGATGTTTAATTCGAATAATTGAACCTGAGTATTACGATTAATAATAAAATCCTGATACTCCTTACGGCTTAAAATGGTGTTAATTAATACATTTTCATTAATAGAGGCTATTTTATCCCGTAACTCCTTAAAAGCTCCGAAAAACTCACCCATTACTTAGGTTTTTTTGTGGCTTTCTTTTTCTTTTTTGCCTCTATAACTTTAGGTTTTTCCGCTTCTTTAGCCAATTTAACCGCCTCTTTTTCTCTTTTTTCGCCCTCTAATTTAATCTTAATCTCTTCTTTTAGTGTATCGTAAACCCTATCGGCGTTGTGTTTGTTAAGATTGAAGTGCGTAGGCTTGCCCTTTGGAGTTCGGGCGCTTTTACTTCCGTTTATTTCTTCGTTTCCGTATGATTTATAAATCGTTTCCCTTGTATGAAGTTTGCAACCAGGATAAACGAATCTAATTTTCTGTATAAGAATTTCCATAATATTTTAATGTTTTACCAAATATAAACAAAAAACCCCTTACAATTCTGCAAGGGGTTCCATGTTGCGCGGTTCCAATGTTTACGCGTTCATTTTGTTTATGCAGAAGTTTTAAACTTATCAGCCGTTAAGTCCTTACAATCGTAAGACTTTTGGATCGGATTAGTAATAGGTCTAATCGTAATATCCTTACCCGCAGAAATCGCTACAGTATAAGTATAAACGTAAGAGCCTATAGGGTCTTCACTTATTGTTCCCGCTTCTACTTGTGAATCTGTAATGTTGTACGCCTCTAAATTAGTCTCAGTAAGACCTCCTAAAGGTAAACGGTTCAACGCTCCACCTACATCTGAATGTAGATCAAAAGCAATGCCAGTAGTTAAAGACGTTCCGTAACTGATACGCGCATCAATTAAATCAACAGTATCATTCTTAATACTGTATCCATCCATTGAAGAAGCTGCTATATAATCAACAGCCGATTCCAAAGCCGATCTATCCCATTTGAATTTTATAACTAATTGTGAAACACTGCCGTCTGTTCTTTCAATCACACTAGCAGAAAAAGAACCGTCTTGAATTTTACGTCCTGTGAAATTTACTCCATCACTTTGACCAACCCAATTGTCAAACGAATCGCCAAACGACGCTAACATGCCTCGACATTCAACGCTAGCCTCTACTTTTGCTAGCATTTTATTAGCCTCAGGAGTTACAATAACAAAAGAAACTTCTTTACTATTTTTGTTCAATACATAGCTAGAGCCGTCATCAAATTCTTGAGTATTTGGATCAACTGGGGGCGCATCGTATTGCTTAATCCCGTCAAGTCTTAACCATCTATCTTCTATTGTTTGGTTTCCGTATTTAGAATCAAAAAATGCTTCGTTAGGCGTCTCACTGGCAAGGATTAACCCGTTAACAGCTCCCGCCACAGTCTCCTCTGTGTTGAACGTTATACTCGTAGGAATGCCAATTCCCTTACTACATTTTTCAAAGCCTCCAAAATTTTGTATCGTTTGGCCATCGGCACAGTTACATACTGGTATCATAGTTTTATTGTGTATTAATTAATAATTAGATTTATATTTAGCTGAAACAAAGATAATCTTTTTAAAATCTATAATATTTCAACCTCCCAATCGTCTGTTAATTCGACAAAATCCGACTCGTTAACATACTCTTTTATTGATTCATCCCATTCAGCAACTTTGCCAAACATAAAGCAAGCACAAACCTTATCGCCGTCGGGGTGGTACCTCTTATCTGCAAATGTTATAGTATCTTGCGGGTAAGTCCTTAAATTTTTAGATATTAATGATTGGTGAATGCTGTCTATTATGGAATCTAAGATGTGCTCCTCCGTTATGTCATATATTAAAAAACAAGCCATTATATAGAGTATTGTGATATTAAATAATTGTTTATTAATGTCTTATTGGCGCTAGATAAATCAGAATCATACACTAAAAATGCATATAGTTTATAATTTGCATAGCCTCCTGAATTTTCACCATTTCGGCCTAAACTAAGATCAGACTTAGAGCCTGCTATTGTCGTAGCTGTTCCTAAAAAATCCGTTTCCGTTTCATCTATGCCGTTTACTTGCATTGCAGTTAGTGGCGCGTTAGGTGCAGAAAAAGATTCTGTAAATAATATTTTGTCATTACTATTATTTGTAGAACTGTCTGTGATTCTAAAATTAACATTATCACCATAAGAGCTTCTTAATTTGCCGCCAGAGGGCGAAATATTTAAAGATAATCCTGTTGTTTTTGTTTGCCCACTACTATTAGCCTCGGCATAAACTCTTTGGTTCGCAGATGCCCCCACCTTTTCAAATACTATGAATACGGTTCTGGCGGCTAGTTTAGATATAGCAGTACCCATAGTTAAAAATTCATCAACGCCGTTGAATAATATATGATCGCCCTTAAATATTGGCCTACTACCTGCTACGCCTTGAGTAGCATTAAACCCGTTAGTAGTCTTGTCAGATAATGTACTAACTGGATCATCTACAATGGCGCCACCGTTAACTAATGAGCTATCTGAGGCGTCTAGCCATGTTTGCAATCCTTCTACTGATAATGGCGTAAAAGGGTCTGGACTTGGTGCCACTTCTTCACTACATGCCGTTTTGCTCATAGTAAAATCATAGCCCACTTGGTGACCTGAGAGGTCTTCATTAAAAAACTTCTTTACACTGCCTAGCTCCGTGATGAATTTACCCCAATTTGCTCGGCCTGTTTCTGTCCATGTTAGAACCTCCTTATATTTATCGCCCTTAAAATCGTTTATTTTATCGAAAAATAGCTCTACTGCTTGTCTCATTGGTTCTAGCACATTTGTTTTGTGCTGCGCTGACGTCCAATTAGATAGGCTCGATTCATCCATAAAAAACAATTGAGGCTTAGAATTACGCCCCCATGCGTCCATATCGTCACGTATAACGGTCTCGTCTAGTATCTCATATAACCAAACAAACGGCGTTCGCTCTGTGGGGTCTTTTGGCTTGCCTTGTTCATCTGCTGCCATTAACGTAACACCATGAAAAAACAAAGGAGCGGGAATAGTAAAAAGCGTAACCGTAGGTATTGGGTCGCCCGTTGTAATTGGCTTTATTGTAATTGATTCATTAATAACAAAGGCTGTTATTCTATACTCAATTGAATCAATAGTAATGCGCTTATTAATAGTAAGCCAATAAGTATTGATTGTTTCGAGCGTAAAGGTTCCATCAAGATTATCGACGGCACTTGATATAATAAAATCAGGCGTTAATTGAGAAACTAGTTCTTTAACTAAATCTACTGTATCCCTAGTCCTTAATTGACCCATTTATATAAATATTGTTTTCTCTTTTGGTATTCCGTTGTACTCTGGATAAGTCACGGAATCCAACATCATCTTACGCGCAATTGCTTGGTAGGATTCAACCGCTTTATTATATTTTATTGCAGCGCCATAAGAACCCGCGCTTGAATTTGTGCTGTTCTCGGATTGGTTTTTTACTGTTCCTACTGGCGTATTTTGGTTTGGTTGATCCCTCGTAAAGCTGAAATTAATAAAACGCATTAACATCTTTTTAATACCCTCCGACCTACTGGCACCACAACACCAACCTACCACAGAATCAGAGTCATCATAAAATGCATTAAATACAGCAACAAATCGTGCATCCTGTGGAACCCCTCCAACTAGATCGGCTATAAATAAAGCGTACAACTCCGACCCGAAAAGCTCTTGAAGTATCTCAATCTCTGCCGTGTCGATATACGGTTCAAGTTCTTGTTCCGTTGCTGAACTTTGGGATATTAGTATTTCGCCGTTTGTGAAATCGGTTGTATTTACAAAAGTTCCCATTTACTTTTTAGCTTTATTCTTTGGCGCTGCCTTTTCTGCCTTGTCTTTCTTTGGCGCTTTCTCGGCTTTCACCTGTTCCGCTAAACCTTCTGAAATAATTCTTTTTGCCAAGTGGTCTGGAATGTCTTTTATTTGACCTTTAGTCAATCCCGCCGTGTGGTCTTTTGTTATTTTGATTTTCATAGTAGTAAAGTAGTTTAAAAAAGCAAGGGAGTTTAACCCCTTGCTAATGGTATTTATTACGCGTTCAAAGCAGTTTGAGCAGCAGTAATAGAAGGTATGTGCAAAAATGCACCAGCGTGAGCCGTTCTAATTACTAATTGCTTTCTAACTGTTACTTTCAAACGTTGTACATCTTCGATCCAATCTGTACCGTGTTGAGTAGCCACGTCTAAAGTAGTCGTTCCTGCTCCCCACATTGTACCGAAAGTAAAATCTCCGATGTATGCTTGATTTTGAGGCACTAATTGAGATTCGATGATTCTAACACCTTTAACACTCATACCATCAGTACTTAACCAAGATGGCATGATGTAGTTGTTATCGGCATCTTTTGATAATCTCATCAACTCAGCATCTGTAGGATTCATTGCAATAGCGTTAGGAACAAATACGCTGTTTTGTCCTGCATTTGCAATTTGTACGATTCCTGTAGAAAGCACATCATATATAGTAGCTGCCGTACCAAACAATCCAGTAAAAGCACCCGCCGCATAGTTAGGAGCTACCAAATCAACACCGCTAAAATTTTGACCTGTTCCATCTCCTAAAAGAGATTGAGAGTCAAGTTCTAACTCAATGTTTTTTAGAGAAAAGTTTCTGATCTCAGCCGAGATAAACGAAACATCTTCAAGTGCTTCCCTTGTTACTCTCATAGAGTCGCCAATTTTTCTCAACGGTAGCAAAATTTCCTCCCAAGTGATCTCACTCTCTGGAATCGCTGCGCTTTCTGCAACTGGCGCCGCGTTGCTTGTTTGGCTAGCCTCTTGCCAGTATCTAATCACTCCGTTTGAGTCTGGACCCATTGTAGCTTGATTAAACAAGTCAGAGATAGCCGTCGATCTTCTCGGAATGTGCCCTAGTCCCGGTACATCTGTTGCCATTGTATTGTTAGCCACTGACGCTCTAGTTACTTCCGTTTTCAAGTTCATTGAAAATCCGTTACTCTTCTCGTTCAAAAAGTTAGAGATTGAGTCTTTCGACTTGCTCCAAACCGCCGCGAGTTCGCCGTCAAAACCTTTAGGAACTAAATTAGCCGCGTTCGACTTTCTCAATTCTGACAACGTTTTTCCTTGCTCCTCCATTGCGTTTTGTAACTGCTCTACATGCTTTTCTTTAAGCTCTCCGAACTGTTCTTTTAACGCTTCAATTGCTTCTGTTCCTACTTTCTCAGACATTTGAGACTCTAGAGAGGCCATTTTCGCGCCGTTACTTGCAACCATATAGGCCGCTTTTTCTTCGATAGGTAGATTCTCGGCCGTGTTTTTATCTAGCTCTTGGAATTTACCATCTTTTAACCAAATTTTTTCCATTGTATTATGAATTTAATATTGTATTTAAAAATATATGTTGTTCGTTCTCACGTTTTAATATCTCGGCTTCTTGGGTGTCCTTAGACGGCGCTCGAAGTGATTTAATTAAATTACCTAATTGGTCGTAAGATTTTTGTAACTCCGCCCCTCTCTCATCCGAGATAGTTGACTTGGTTAATATGTTTTCGAGGTTTTTAAATAAGGTCTCCACGTCCTCAAGGCTTTTTATCCCTGTAGTGGGTGTGTTGCTGTTAGCACCCCAAGATGTAAGACTTGACACCTCCCACAGTTTAACCTCTGAGATAACATTGGCACTCTTCTCATTGCTGTAATTCTCTCTTATCGTTTGGAATCCGTGGGAATGTTCAGTAATAATACCCTCTTTATACTCAATCAAAGTATCTTGTCCTAGTGTAGATTTAGACATCTGAGAAACTGCATAAGCTCCTTTTGAATCTTCATGTAATTCTAATATCCGACCAACTGCGAGGTGTGGGTCATGGTTTTTAAAGTGCTTAATTCTGGATAGGTTTTCACTTATGGTCTTTTTAAAAGAACCTTTCTCCATTATGTCGCCGTCGCTGTCTTTATTACCGAACGATGAAAAGTAAAATTCTACAATCCCTTTGCTTTCTTCTATTCCTTTTAATTTAAGGCTACAACTTTTATTCATTATTATTTCGATTTGTGTTTAACAAAGTTACAAATTTCATTGCTTCATCTATTGGCAAGCCGTGAGCGTGTGCGATTATGCTAGCCGCCGAGTCAGGAGAAAGTCCTTGATTTGTTTGGGCTACTACTTTTACAATACTGTTTGTTATCTTTTCTGATCTTGCTGCTTTTTTGTCTTCATCTTCGTGTAACGCTCCAATATGCTCCAAGTCTTGAACTACTGTATAGTTTTTATTATCTCTCTTAGACCAATCTTGTACTACTGTTGAATTATACTTTGATAATACCCGCCTGTCTAGAGGTAAAACAGAATTTTCATAAAATGATTTTAGCGCGGCCTTTTGATTGGCGAATGTTTTATTGGCAGGGTCATTAAACAACTCAGACGGTGCCCCATAAACATTACATAACATTCTAAGATTCTGTATAGCCGTTTTTAGTATTTCTAAATCCGTGGAGGACATACCCATTTGGATAAATTTACCTTTACCCCTTCCCGCTATTACTTTATTAAATTTGCTAGCGCCTCCTATTTGTGAATCTAGAATTCTTTGCTGCTCTTTTTGTTCGTCTCGATCTAGGGGGTATTCGTCTTCACTGGTAAAAATACCTGCAATGCCTCTATTTTTAAGCATTGCGTCCTGTGCTTCGGCTCTTTGGTTGTCTCCTGACAAAGCAAGCCATGCCGCCGCAAGTGGTGACAAGCCGCGAAGAGACTCTATGCCTCTGGTCGTTGGATTTATGTATTGTAAATGTATTAACTCATCAGTACTAAATGATTCTTTTTGTCGTCCTAGTTCGAATTGATAGCCTGAAACGGTCAACGGGCTTGCCTGTGTGCTTAGTACCTCGATTAATTGGCTAGGCCACGTCTTTAACTCGCTTATCCCAAAACCAACCGACTCCAAAGGCTGCCAGAATAGATCACCCGTCGTAAGCATGTAAGTAAATGACTCTTCTTTAAAATCCTTTTGCGTTTGCTCTGGGTTTGGCTGCATAACGAAATCAACAAAGCGGCCATCTTTTACGTCTTCTAACGTTCCATCTGCTTTTATTTCTTTAGGTATCCAAGGCACATCTGAACCCGTCTCGCTTATTTTTCTAATGATTGAATACGCTTGTGCATTTCGCTCGAATCCCTCTGTTATTAGCTTATCATCTGCTTGTTGCCCTGACGAGTTTGCACCGCTTAAAATAGTGAGGTTGCCGTCTACTAGGTTTCTATGCTGTGAGCCTGTGAGACTAAAAACGTCCGAATGCTTAAACCCTGTTAAAAGACTGAACGCTTTTTTCTGTAGCCAATTACTCATTTAAAATAGTTTTGTCAAATTTACAATAATTTTTTTACCTGTTTAAAGCATCCCTCCGCCGCCTCTTATAAGCCTGTCAAATGCGTATCTAAGTGGATCGATTAGGTGGTTAAATTTATCGATTGGAATGCCTGCTTTTTTATCGTTCCAAATATAATTATTCAGCTCTGTTTTTAAATTTGGCGAACTTCCACAAACTATTAATTCGTAATCCATTACTTTTTTAAGCCCTGCTATTATACTTCCCGAACCTTTAACGCACGCTTGTATATTTAAGCCTCTTTGCCTCAGGTCGTGTATAGTAATTTTCCCTGCGCTATCTGCCAGTATTAATCCGCTTGGTTCGACTCTATCCCTTAATAG